AAGGCGTGGCTCGACGAGTTGCTGCGCGAGAATCGCTGGCAGGAAAAGCAGCAGGAGACGATTCGGCGCCGCGACCGCGATGGCGAGTGCTTCATTCGTCGCTTTCACGACCGGGAGGGGATGACGCGCTGGCGATTCGTCGAACCGGAGCAGGTGCGGCGCCCGCTTGAAATCGAGGCCACCGAACAAAACACCTTTGGCATCGTGACCGACGCCGCCGACGCCGAGACGCGCGAAGGATACTATGTCGACGGCGAGTGGATCGCGGCGGCCGAAATTCAGCATCGCCGCGCCAACGCCGACAGCAACCGCAAACGCGGAGTGCCGCTGTTCTATCCGGTGCGCAAGAACCTGCGCCGCGCGGAAAAGCTGCTCCGCAACATGGGGACGGTGGCGGGCATTCAGGCCGCCGTGGCGTGGTTCGAGAAGATCACCGGGGCCGCGCAGAGCACGGTGCAGAGCTACGTGGCCAGCGGGGCCGATGCCAGCGTCACCAATCAGACGACCGGCAAGACGAGTTATTTCACCCAATATCCGCCCGGCTCGATCATTCGCAAAGCGGGCAACACCGAACTGGAGTTTCCGTCGTCGCAGGTGAACCCGGCCAATTTCGTGCCGGTGCTGCAAGCGGAATTGCGCGCCGTGGCGGCGCGGCTGTGCATGCCGGAGTGGATGCTGACCAGCAGCGCGGACATGGCGAATTACGCCAGTACGATGGTCAGCGAGGGGCCGGCGGTGCGGATGTTCGAGCGATTACAGGGGCAGCAGATCGCCGACGACTTGGAGCTATTTCAGGCGGCGCTGGCGCACGCGGTGAGCGTGGGGCGCTTGCCGATCGAGGCGCTGGAGCAGATCGAGATTCAGGCTGAACCGCCGAATCTGGCGGTTCGCGACGTGCTCAAGGAGGTGCAGGCGGATTTGTTGCTGGTGGGGCAGCGGATCATGTCGCCGCAGACGGCGGCGAGCCGCAACAGCCTCGACTACGACCAGGAGCAGGCGAACATCGAGCAGCACGAGAAGGAGCATCCGCCGGCGGTCGATCCGCTGGCGATGCCGGGCGCAGGATTGTCGGGTGACGATCTACCGCGCGATGGCGTCAGTGAGGCGGTCTTGGCGTACCTACGGGAGGCGAACGTATAATGCCCGACCTCGCCAATCGCACAGCCACGGAGGATCGACTATCTCGTCTCGTCCAGCAAATGCTGACCGAGCAAGAGCGGCGGCTGCGCGAGCGGCTGGCCGAACTCGACGCGCAACAGGCGGCCAGCGAGGAAGAAAAAAAGCGGCGGTTTCTGCTCTGGTGGCCGAGCTTCATCGAAGATGGCGCGTGGCTCACCTGGCAGACCGGTCTGGCCGTGGGACTGACGTTCGGTATCGCCGATGTGGTCGCCCGCAGCCAGCGTCAGATGGTTCGCACGCTCGATGATTTTACGCCGCGCGCCAGCGACCTGGACGACGCGGCCCTGCGCTATGCGGCGAGCCGCGCCCGCGAAGTGGCCGCCGGCATTCGTCAGACCTCGCTTGAACGATTCACGCGGCCCATCGAGGCGGGCCTGCGCAACGGCCACACCTACGACTATCTGCGGCGGCGCCTGACCGACGCGCAGGAGTCGCTGTTTGGCGCCGAGCGCGCCGAGCTGATTGGCGTGACGGAGACGACCGCCGCGCATTCGGCCGCCGAGCGGGGCGTGATTGATCTGCACAATCGCTTCACCGGGCGAATCCTCTTGGCGCATTGGGTGACGGAGCGCGACGAGCGCGTCTGCCCGATCTGCCGGCCGCTGGACGGTCAGCCCGAGTATCTGTGGCGCGAGCGCTTTCCCTGGGGGCCGCCGGCCCACGCGCGTTGTCGCTGCTACATGGACTGGCGCGAGGCGGCATGACAACGCATTCCAGCGTGTGCCCGAAGTGCGGGCGGCTGAGCTACAACGTGCAGCGCACAATTGTCATGGAAGCGGCGGGGCTGCGCGTTCGCTATGTGGCCTGCAAGCACTGTCAGGCGCGGCGCAAGATCATCATTCCGCTGGATCACGCGCCTCGTCAGCAGTCGCGCTAGTGTTTCTATAGATAGAAACCAGCCGCGCCGCGCGCGTTCGCCGAGCGCGTAATCTAACGGCATGAGCGTGGAACGGATTGCCGAATTCACCGACAGCCGCGGGCAGCAACTCGCCGTGGACGCCGAGAAGGGCGTCATTCGCGGCGTGAAGATCATCGGCTACGAATCGGCGAACAATCGCAGCTATCCGCGCGAAGTGCTGAAACGAGCCATGCCGCTCTATGAAGGCGCGCGAGTCAACGTCAATCATCGCAAGAATCTCGGCGAGCCGCGCGACTATCAGGAACGGATGGGATCGATCCGCAGCGTGCGAGAAGGCGACGGCGGACTGTACGGCGATCTGCACTACAACCCCAAAAACCCGGTGGCTGAGCAACTGGCGTGGGACGCCGCGCACGCGCCGGAGAACGTCGGCTTCTCGCATGTGGTGGACGCGCAGACGGCGCGGCGCGGCGGGCGGCTGGTGGTGGAATCGATCAAGCGCGTGCAGTCGGTCGACCTGGTGGCCGATCCGGCCACGACGCAGGGACTTTTTGAACATCACGCCGAGGAGGCCAACGTGTCGCTCACGATCGAATCGCTCAAGGCGGATCATCCCCAACTCATCGAAGCCCTGCGGGCGGAAGTCGCCGCCGAATCGCAGGAGACGAATCTACGCGAGCAGGTGGCGGCCTTGACCGCCGAACTGGCCGAGCATCGAGCCAAGGCGGCGGCGGCCGCGCTCGACGCCGAGATCGACGCCCTGTTCGCCGAACACGCCTTGCCCGAGTTCGCGCGGACCGACCAGTTGCGCGGCACGCTCCGCGAGTCGCGGGACGCCGCCAGTCGCGGCGCGCTGGTCCAGAGCATCGCCACGGTGGTCGCCGAAGCGGCGCAGGACGCCAGCGGCAAACCGCGCAGCAAAGAGCAGGCGAGCGGCGCCAGCCAGGAACCGCTGACACAAGAGCAATTCGCACGCCGCATCTTCGCCTAGTCGCGAGCGGCCCAATTCGCACATCACCAACGGGAGACCGTGAGCCATGACCAAGCTGGTGGACCTGGTAGGACTGGAGAATCGCCGCACGTTCGGTTTTCTCGATGACTTTTGCGTCGAGATCGTGACCGGCGATTTATGGACCACGGTGCTGACCGACACCGGCACGGCGGCTGTGGGGGACGCGGCGGGCGGCATCGCGTCGTTGGTGCCCAGCGACGGCACGGTGGCCGACAACGACGAAGCCTACCTCAAGACCACGAACGAACTGTTCAAGTTCGCCGCCGACAAGCCGGCGATCTTCGAGGTCCGCGCGCAGTACACCGAGGCCAACACCGACGACGCCAACGTGGCCTTCGGCTTCATGGACGCAGTGGCGGCCAACGCGATTTTGGACAACGGCGCCGGCCCGGCGGCCAGTTATTCGGGCGCGCTCTTTTTCAAGGTCGACGGCGGCACGACCTGGAACTGCGAGACCAGCATCGCCGGCGCGCAGACCACCACGGCCCTGACCGCCGCGCAAGGCGGCACGGCGGGCGGCGCGAGCTACAAGACCTTTCGCATCACGTTCGATCCATACAGCAGCACGGCCGCCAAGGTGAATTTCTTCATCGATGGCGTGCTGATGGCCAGCCACGACTTCACCTACACCAGCGCCACGGAAATGTGCGCCTTCGCCGGCGTGAAGAACGGCGGCACGAACCTGGAAACGCTGAACGTCGACTACATCGCCGCCTATCAGTTGCGTTAGGAGCAAGCCAACAAAAAACCCGCCAGCGGTTGCAGCCGCCGGCGGGCGTTTACCAACCTTCGGGCTTTCGCCGTGTGGTCGGACAGACACCACCAGCATAGGCGATGGCCCCCAGAAACGGGAGTCAGCCGCCGATGTCGCGTGCAATCAACTACCAAGAATTGGGCAGCCTGGTTCGCGCCAAAGGCGCGGCGCAGACCGTCAATCACCTGCGCGAAGCGATCGATCAGCGGCAGTTGTCGCCGAGCGATTTCAGCCTCCGCGAACTGGCGGAAAATCTGATTCCCGACGGCCGCGAGTACGTCAATCGCTGCAACCCGAAGAAATCAGGCGGCATGACGCTGGCCGAATCGAACGCGGTGCGCACCACCGACTTCTCCAACATCACCGGGCAGATTGTCTACTCGGCCGTGCTGGAGGGTTTCAACAACCCGTCGTTTATCGGCGACGCGCTCTGCACTACGATTCAGACCAGCTTTAGCGGCGAGAAAATCCCCGGCATCGGCGGCATCGGCGACGAGGCCGAAGTGGTCGACGAGGGGCAGCCCTACCCCACGGTGGGCGTGAACGAGGATTACATCGAGACCGCCAAGACGGTCAAGCGCGGCATGATCTTGCCGATCACCCGCGAGGCGATCTTCTTCGATCGCACCGGGCTGTTGCTGCGTCGCGCCGGCGAGGTGGGCTACTATCTCGGCGTGAATCGCGAGAAGCGAATTTTGCAGGCCGCGCTGGGCGTGACCAACAACTACAAGTGGAAGGGGACCAGCTACAACACCTATCAGGGATCGACTCCCTGGATCAACAGCCAGTCGAACACGCTGACCGACTACACCGACATTGAGGCGGCGGAGTTGCTGTTCGACGGCATGACCGACCCCAACACCGGCGAGCCGATCATGGTCACGCCGACGAGCTTGGTGGTTCCCACCGCGCTCAAACACACCGCCATGCGGATTTTGAACGCGGTGCAGGTGCAGCAGGTCGACAATCAGGCCAACGCCTCGACCTTCCGCACGCTGTCCCCCAATCCGGTGGGCGGCAGCAATTACGCGATCCTGTCGAACCAGTACGTCAAGAGCATCACGAGCAGTTCGTCGACCTGGTTCTTTGGCGATCCGAAGCGGGCCATCGCCTACATGCAGAACTGGCCGATCACCGTCTCGCAAGCGGCGGACAACAGCGAGGCCGAGTTCACGCAAGACATCGTGGTGCGCTACAAGGCGAGCGAGATGGGCGTGGCGCAAGTGGTCGAGCCGCGCGCCATGACCAAGAACACCTAAGCCTGAGCGAACATGGCCAAACAATCGTCCGCGCCATCTCCTGCCCCCAGCGCCCGGCCGGTGGAGTCGTCCGCGACTCCGCCAGCCGCCGCGCTGCGGCGCTACGCGGTGCGACTACACCCCGGCGCGCGGGGCGAGTTCTCGGCCGCCGACGAGGCGGACGCCATCGCGCAATACAACCTCTGGTCGGGAGTGGTGGCGAGCGAGCATGCGCATCAAGTCGAGGAGCTGTAGATCGTGACGCGACCCACCGTGACGCCGGCCGCCGTGGTTCGCCCCTGGGTGGATCACTGCCTGACGCCGACGACCGCCGACAACAGCGGCAACGCCGTGACGAATCCGGGCGCCCTGGCGAGCGCGTCGCGCCCCAAGCACAGCATGGACGAGCAGGGCACCACGCTGTTGGTGCGGCTCAAATACGCCGCGGGCGGCGCGCCCACGGCGGCGACGCCGGTGGTGCAGGTGTTTGGCTTTGACGAGGCGGGCCTGCCCGAGCCGCTGCTGGATTACGCCGGCCAGCACCCCTTGAGCTTCACGGCCGCGCCGGCTAGCGACGTGACCGACGGGACGTGGAAATACACCGTCGCCCAAGAGGTCGACGTGAACGGCAACGCCAGCGTGCTGGCCACGATCAAGACGGCGCTGGCGGGGACCAGTTTGGGAGCGGCGACAATTCAAGTTCGCGCGAAATGAGGTGAGCCGTGTCGCTGCAATTCTTTCGAGGGCGCGCGGCGCAGGGAGGCTCGTACACCGGCCTGCGCGACATGCCGGGGCAGGCCAGCGTGGTCTCGTTCGGCGCGACCGGCGACGGCTCGACCGACGATAGCGCCGCCATCACGGCCGCCATCGAGGCGGTCAAAACGGCCGGCGGCGGCACGGTCTACTTTCCGCCGGGCACGTATCGGGCGCAGGGGCTGCCGATCTACGAGAACATCTTCTATCGCGGCGCCGGCACGATGGCCAGCACGATCATGCTGGTGAATGGGGCCAGCACGGATTTGTTTATCGCCACGAAGGCGGGCGACTTCACCAACGGCGGCTTCTTCGACCTGGCGCTCAACGGGGTCAGTGCAGCCGGCGGCAAAGACGGCATCACCTTTTCCGGCGTGACGGGCGCCCTCAATCGCTACTACCTGAACCGGGTGCAGTTCCAGAACTTCCGCTACGGTTACGCCGGGCCCACCACTGGCGGCGCGAACCCTCTGGGCGGCTCGCAACAGAACGAGTTTGAGACCTATGTGGAGAACTGCTCGTTCTACGCCTGCACGGCGGGCATGCGGACCTACGAAAACCCGTTCGTGATGAACTGTCGGTTCAACAGCAACGGCGTGGCCGGATC